CTATACACCCGGGATCACCTCGACTCCGGAAATGTCGAGCGACAGCGCGCCTGCCGTCACTTGAACGGCAGCGAGCTTCGTGCCCTTCGGCAGCACCGTCTCGAACGAGAACTTGATCGTATCCTCGCCGGCGATGCTCGTGCCGATCCGCTGGGTCTCGGCGTTCGCCGATTTGCCCGGGCGAATGATATACAGCTTCAGCTTCGCGCTCAAGCCTGTCGTATTATGGATGACGACGCTTTTTAGAATCGTCTTTTGCTTCAAGGTAACAAGGTCGGTCAATGCCACGCCTGGTTGCCCCGCATACAGGTCGACCGCGGAATAAAGCTCATACGCCATCGTCTACACCCCCATCCAATGCAGGCATAACGAGTTGCTTATTTGCTCATTCATTATCCGCTCCAGCCGCTCTTGCCTCGCTTCCGCCTCATCCAGCGCCGTATTCACTTTTTGCGCGCCGGCATAGAGACTGTCCGGCGCCGCCGGATCCAAATTAATGCGGTTCGCATTGCCCATCTCCACTCACCCGCTCCTCTAGGTTAACGTTACCATCAGCCGTCTCGCCCGCGGCGTCTCCGCCCGGTTGTCCTCCGTGTTCGCCTGCTTGATCCGGATACGGACCTTCTGCGAGGAGGCGACGGCCGCTTCGAACTTAAACTGCGTATATTGACCGAGCTGCTGCATTGATCTGCCGCTTCCGAAAGCTACCCAGGCATTGCCTCCGTCGATGCTGTACTCGACAGCCTGAGAAGTACCCGAAGGAGTATGCAAATCGACGTACACCGTAACCTTCGTAAACGATTCGTTCGTGAACCATTCCTTCGTCACATAGACACCGTTCGACTTATAGGCTAAAGCGCCCGCTCCGATCGCTTCGGTCTGGATGACCGGCGAGCTCTTGCCGGAGCCCGTCAATAACGCGCGCACATGGACGTCATCCGTCGGCGCTCCCAGTCCGGTTACGCCCGCGTCGTTCAGGGCGTACCATCTGCTGCCGTCCGGCGACCATTGCCATTGCAGATTGCTGCCCTGCGGAACGACTTGGCTGGTCGAGAGCAGCAGTTGGGACACGGCTGCTTGCAGCGACAAGCCTTCGAAGTTCAGCTTGCCGGAAGGCTTCTTGAACTCGGCCGCATACAGACGGAATTTCATATCCATGTCCTGATGGGCCGTCCACGCCGTTGCGTTCGAGCTGGAGAAAAGCAAGCCGACCGTGTAAGGCTGCCGGGATACGACATTCCCGCTGATCAAGTCTTTGCCGCTCATCTTCGCGACATAGACGCGGTATTGGCTCGATCCTGTAAGCACGACGATTGCGTATTCCACATTCGCTTGCAACAGGACAGGGTCGCCGAAGATAAATTTTGTGGGCGTATCGCCCTTCGGCGAAACTTTGATCGCGCTCGCCTCAAGCACTTTGGAAGCAAGCACCGTCGTCCCCGGATAGCCGTTCACGACATTCCGAAGCTGGACGGTAACGGGCTTCGCGGTATAACCCGAGGAGTTAGCGTCCTTGGTCTCGAAGTACAGCTCCACGCTCGTAACGAATCGTTCCTCTAACAGAAGAAACGTCTGCGCGAGCGGGTCGATCTGATTCCACCATGGCACCTGCCAGAACGTCTGCTCGATAATTTGTTTGCGGCCAACGCCAACGTAGGACGTTCTTGATTCATTTTGGATCTGGGCCACTGCTACCCCTCCTACACGTAATTGAAGATACGGACTTCCCTGGTGCCCGTGCGGATATTGGCCGGGATCGTGAACGTTGCGATAAACTTGCCCGCGCCGTTCGCTTTCATCGTGCCGGCCTTCGCTCCCGCTTCATAGCCTGTCGACGGAACGAGCGCAACGTCTACGCCGTCGAACGTCGCTTGCAGGTTGTTGCAGTTCGGCTCGAATCCTTCGCCGTATACCGTAACGACGCGCCGGCGGATGAACGGAATGTTTTCGTCCAGGATCACGCGCGTCTCCGTCCGGTTGCCGGTCCACCAGGCATCCCACCAGCCCCATACCGTCTGGGACACGTAGGATGTCTCAACCCAGGAGTCCTGGGACGGCGTCAGCCGGATCGTTGCCTGCGAACCGAACACTTGATACGGATTTACGTTTAACGACTCCGTTCCGTAGCTTTGATCAATAATGACCTGCTCGGTGTAATCGAGCGTTAACAGCCGCTCGTGCCGACGCACCGATTCGCCGCTTCCGAACTCCAACTGAACGAACTGCTGATTGACCGGAAGCTGGAGCGTCTGATTGGCGGGATCGATCATTGCATCGAAGCCTCTCTCCAGATCGGAACGCTCGAAGTTCGTAAAGTTGTCGGTGAAGAAACCTTTCTTGAACGTGGTCGGGTCGGCGATTTGCGCGGAGCGGTCCAGATCGAGCATCGCTTGGTTATATTCGGCGCGCTCCAGACGATCGAGCAGCGAGCGAAGCTCCAGCATCGTCAGCCTCTTCGGCTTGTTGTTGACCACCTTCACCTCGGAGCTCGCCGGAGGCAAATGCAGCTCGCCCAGCTCCAATATATCCGGAGGAACAGGCGGCGTCGGCGGATGCAGGTCGGATTGGCCGGTCACGATCTGGATCTGACCTTCGGCCGTTAAGTAGAAAACGTCTTTTCGGGATAAATAGTAATCGTATGTGACATTAAATGTGGAGGCGTTATTCGGCAGATCCCGTCCAAGCCATGTCACTTCGCTCTTGCCTTCCTCCAGCTTGTAATCCTCGCCCTGCACCATCTTCTTCACATAGTCCAGCGTGACGCGGTACGTTTCTCCGATGTTCGGCCTCTTCGTGCCGATCGACCAGTCGATGCTATTGCCCGACAGCTGATAATCGGTGCCCTTCACATACGTCTTCGCCCCTTGCGTGACGCTGACGATATCGGCGACGGCATCGGTCAGCAAATAATCCTGCAAAGTTGTGCTGTCCCTCGTTATACTCACATCCGCCTTCCGTACCTTGGCGGTAATCTCCTGAATCGCCTTGACCGGCCTGCTGTTCAATGAGTAATGCAGCGTGCCAGCCGTGAATGTCTTGATCTCATCGGACACTTTGCGCGTATCGAGCGCCTTCTTCAGCTTGAATCGAGTCGGGACAAGCCGGTTGATCTCATAGCCGAGCACGTAAGCCTTGCCCGCCTCGATGACGAGCGTGACATAATCGCCTTCGGCCGGCTCGATGAAGCCGTCCATGCCGGAGACGAGAAAGCTGCCGCTCGTATCATGCGTCCTTCTGGCCAGCACGGGCGTGAAGCCCTCCAGCTCAGGCGGTACCTTCGCCGTGACGACTTCTCCGTCAACCAGCCGGTACATCGGAATCGCCGCCGCGTCGTTCAGTACCCAATCCGGCGTCGCGACGAGACGGTCCATTCCCGGCGAGCCGAAGTTGGCATAACCTACGGCAGGATCAAGCAATTCCTTTCCCATCGCGTCTTCGTATGTAACGGTCGTATAGCTAATCTTGAGACCGATGACTTCTTCGCCTGCACCCGCTATCGACAGCCGCTTCTCGCCGATATCATGGATGACGCCGTCGAAATAGACGGTTGAGGGAAACAGGATGACGGTCTTATCCGGCTGCACGTAGATTTGGCCGCCTTCGATAATATGGCCGGATCCGAAAATAACGTCCCCCATCCGCTTGTCGCGGTGAAGCGACAGCGACTGGATCTCGTTCAATTCGGCCGACTGCAGCCGCCTGCCGCTCTGCGCCTGCAGCGAAACCCAGCGTTTGCCCGGGTCGAAACGATTGTACACACTCATCCCCTGCGCTCCTCCTAAAACTCCACTATAAATTCGAGAAACTCCCGCTGGTCTTCCGTCCGATGGATCGGCGAGCGGTTATTGACGACCAAGGCATAGCCGTGATTGCCTACTTCCTCCGCCTTCACCGCCAGCTTGCCCGGCAGCGTCTCCGCCGCCAATTCCAGGTCCGTGACGATCGCACTCTGCCGATAACTGACGGCAGGCAGCTCCGTCCCCGTGATCCAGGCGGCGACATATACCCAGCGTACGAAGCTTTGCATCGCTTCCACTTCCGAAATGATTTTCCACCTTTGCTCGAACTGAACGATATCGCCTTCGGCGTCGGGAACGACGAATCTGACCTTCTCGGCCTTTTTGTACCCGATCGGCTCGCTCAGCTGCGAGGAGCCGGACACCTCGGGAACGCTGTCCGACTCATTCCATGGCGTCGGCTTGCCGATCCCGATCCACACGTTGTCCGTACGGACCAGATGAAGCGCCTGAAACGCCCGCATCCCGGCTACCGATGCCGTATAACTGACTCCCATGCGTTACTCCTCCTAAGCGTTTCCTTGAACTACCGTAACCGCCGATTGCTGAATGCGAAGCTCTTCTTCCGCAAAATGCAGCGGATCCGTGAAAAATACGCCCGGCGACCACCAAGCGCCTCTCGCCGCATTTGCCTTGCTGCCCGTATAAAGAGACGTGGCGACGCTTGTGCTCACCTTCGTGCCGCTCACTTCCCCGTAGTCCAGCTTCGTCTCGCGGTCGGGGCCTGGATATAAACTTCTCAGCGTCCCCACCCGCGGGTTATCCAGCTTGATATATTGCTTCAGCGTAACGGCAAGCCAATATTTAAAGCCGGCGAAGCCGCTAATATGAATAAGCTTGCGGACAACGTCCACTTGATCGGGATTGACGTAAATTGCCGATATGAGCGGGCCGAAGAACTCCCCATCGGGAAACATCGCGTCGTCGCCCGACAGCGTGTAGCCGTCGTCCGGACTGAGCCGATACGTCTCCAGCGCAGACAAGCCCAGCGCGTTAATCGTCTCCATATTGAGCGTGCCGGACGAACGCAGCTTCGCCAGCAACGCTTCCCGGTCCGCCTCCTGCAGCTCCTGCCGCCACAGATAAAGCCACTCATCCGGCGATTCCGACAGAAACAACGAATGCAACAGTCGCCCTTCCACATCGGGGATGTCCGGCGCCGCTGCATCCATGATCGCGTTCATCTGTCTGCTTTCTTGGTAATACTCGGGCAAATATCGGATTAGCGGCGCCGTCATACGATGATAACCTCCGCCTGCAGGCTGCGATCGATCGGGAGCTGCAGATTTTCTTTCGGCAGAAGAATGACCGCGTCGGCCGCTCCAGCCGTAATTAAAGCCGCTACGATCTTGGACAAATAAATCGTGCCCCCGATGTCGACGGTTCGCAAATAACCGTAAACCGCGTTTTTGGCAGCCGACTCGCTCAGTCCGACGACCTTCGCTTTCACCGTCATCAGCTCTGGAATAACCGGCTTCACGATAACGTCGACCCCAAGCGGCTTCTTCAGCTCGATCAAACGGCGTACTTCCCCGCAGACGCGTTCGATGTCGGCATCCGCGCCGACGACGACATCTACCGTGCCAAGACCGCGATTGCAATTAAGCGCCTCGGCATACGTTACGCCGGTTACCGAAAGCGCCCAGCGCTTGTAGTCGGACTCGGTACCGCCATGCTCCGGATTGCGCTTCTGGTACAGAATGCGCCCTCTCAGCGCCTCGTCCGGCTCTTGATTAAGGCCGCCGGACGCCGGACGGCTGTTGTTCACCGTCCATATATCTTTCACCGGATCGAACAGGAGTCGAATCGTATCCGCGTTCACGTTGCCGATCGCGCCGGCCTGCTTGCATCTGGCCATGACTGTCGTGCGTCCCCCGCTTCCGATTACCGCATCTCCGATCGTGGCGAACGAAATGTCGGAGTTCTCGATGCCGACGCTCGTTCCGTCCGGGATAACGGCGTTCACGATGCCAGTGAAAGCAAGCTCTACCATGGCGGCTGCCGCAGGGGTCCGCTCCAGTCCGTAGTCCTTCGCGATCAGGTCGAGGAAACGCCCTTCCGCCGTAACGGCGAAAGCCTGCTCCAGAATACTGCGGAACTTGCTTTCCTCGATCCATAGTTGCATTGCGATCGGCGCAAGCGCATCGTAAATGATCGAGCCTTCGCTTTTATCAATTCCGTTGTCGACGCGATCAAGCAGCTGCTGCAGCTTCGACTCGAAGCTAAGCGTATTCGTACCGTCCAAGCTACAACACTCCTTCGTACCGGATCATGCCGAGCGTCGAATCAACCAGGAAGGACGCCTTCACCTCGTCATTCTCCCATTCGATCTCGAACTCGTAGACGCGATTGATTCTTTCATCGTAGATCAGCGCCTCCGTGATCATCCGAATCATCTCTACCTGAATGAAGCCTTGCGAATAGGCTTTGCCGAGCATCAACTGCACTTCGCAGCCGTAATCGTTCGAGTAAATCGGATAGGCGTATCGAATCGTCTGAATCGCTTTATGGATAAATTGCTTAACGGCTTCCAAGCCGTCGATCTGCCTGCCGATTTCGCCCGTCTCCAAATCGAGGCTGTACGTGCGCAATACCGGTTTCTTCTGCACGATAACATCTGGAAACCCAATGTCGGGGGTCAGCCCCATATGATCTCCGCCTTCCTTCGACGGTTAATAGGTAACGATCCGATCGAAAATAAAAAACTTTTGGCCGCCTTCGAACGTGATGACCATTACTTTGTCGCCTTTTCTCAGCACATCGTCTTTCTTGTCATCGTTGATGAAATGAAGTTCGCCTTCTTTGAGGGTGAAATCCTTGCCAGTCAAGGCGACTTCCACAGAATACGGATGGGTATGCGCATAAGTGGTGGACGGTTTCGTATCTCCGCTAAACGTCTGCTTCCCGATCGTCGTATTCTCCTTGTTCGTCAAATTCACCTTCCGTTTGAAGCGGCACAGCTTCTCGGCGACGACGATCAGCTCCTTCGGAATGATGAGCTTATCGCTGCCCTTCAGCTTAATCTTCAGATCCGGAGCGTCGGACACGACCTCCGCCTCCATCAGCTCCGGCAGCTTCATCGCCTGCACGCTCTTGATGCTGTGCTGCTTGATCAAATCGCCCAGCGACATGTTGCTCACCACCCCTCGTTAATAGTGGACGACCCGATCGATGACAAAAAACTTCTGACCGCCCTCGAACGAGGCAACCATCACCTTATCGCCCTTCATCAGCAGATCGTCCTCTTTGTCGTCGTTGATGTAATGAAGCTCGCCCTCCGTCATCGCAAAGCTTTGATCCAACAATGCGACCTCCACCTTCGATTCATGGCTGTGCATCTCATCAACGGCCGGAGGCGGAATGGCATGAAGCATCTCGGTTAGCGTCATATCGAACGACGCCTTTCCTACCGCCATGGATGACTCCTTCTCCTCCGCTGTTTTGCTGGCGCGGTTCAAATGGACCTTCCGCTTCGTCTCGCACAAATGCCCGGCGACGACGATCAGTTCCTTCGGAATGATGAGCTTGTCGTTGCCCTTAAGCTTGAGCTGCAGCTCGGGAGGGGCCGATACGACCTCCGCCTCCATCAGCTCCAGCATTCTGAGCGACCGGACGCTATTCATGCTATGCAGCTTAATCAAGTCTCCCAGCGACAAAGGCCGCACCTGCTTTCTTCCACGTAACGCTTACGTTAATTCCGTTAAAGTCAGCGACATTTTATGATACCTGCCGTTAAAGTGATGGCTGTCTTCCTCGACTGCGTAAGTCTGCTTGATGCCAAGCTCCGGCACGTTCACAACGACGGCCGTTCCGGCAACAACCTCGGAGATACCGAGCACCTCGTCCAGCCGCAGCGTCTTCTTCGCTTTGCCCTTCTCCGCCAGCATCAGGTCCGCCGCCTCCTGCAGTTGCGCCCGGTTCGTTTTTTCCTTCACCTTCTCGTAATGCTGAAGGACGCCGAACTGCTTCTGCAGCGCCTTGTTCTCCGCGGTTGCGATGATCGTCTGCTTCTCCTCACCGCCCTGCAGCTTCACTTTCGTAACTGTGCTCTCGATCGATTCGCTATACGAATAATCGATCAGGTTGAGGCCCGTCTCGATGACCCATTGGCGGCTATTCTTCTTGAACGGCACAAGCTGCACCTTCCCCGCTTGGGAGAATAAGGAGTAGCGGATTCCTTTTTGCCGGTATGTAATATCAAGCGCCTTCTTCACCATGTCGAAAAGCGTCTCCTCGTCGCATACCAAGTACGAAATGACGTGGAGCGTATCCTCGATCGTCCCTGCGGGAATCGAGAAGTCTCCGCAGAGCTTGTTCAGGATGGCCGACGCCTTCATGCTTTTGAACACATAAGAGTCTTTGTTGTTGGTTAAATAAATAAGCTGATCATAGGCGGTAAGGCTCAGCTTGCCGGGCTTGTATTCAGCCCCGAAAACAACGCCGCGGAACAGCTCGGTCTCGCCGTCATGCAGCATAATGCCGGCGCCGTTCGGAACGAGAGCAGGGGCTGTATCCCCCTCCTTCGCATGAAGCAGGCTAACCGTCAGCTTGCGCACCGCCTTCTGCGACGAGCCCGACCATTCCGCGCTTTCCACGAGCGCCGTGACATCCGTCGATTTGCCGTTCTCCACGAGCATCACTTGAATCATGGGATCACCAGCACTTGCGCGGGATAGATCGTATAAGGCGGCTTAATGCCGTTCGCCGCTGCGATCTTCTCGTATGGCACGCCGACCTTTCGGTCGATCGCCCATAACGTATCGCCATTCTTGACCGTATACGACTTCGGCTTCACCGCTTGATTAGGCCGCTGCCCCTTGTTGCTGATCTCCGCCACCTTCTGCCCGTTCTCCTCTTTCGTCTCGATCGCGCGCGGCTTCGTATATTTGAATTCGCGGAGCGACAGGTCGTAATAGATGCTGCCGATATCGCCGGCAATCTCCCGGTAGGAGAGCGACTCGATCGTCACGGGCACCGTCAGCTTCTTCCCTTCCGGATTAATAATGACGAATTGGACGGGAAAGCCGCTGAACTTCCACTTCTCCAGCTGATCGATCCCCTTTTTCGGAGGGGGGATGTCTTTATACGCGCAATATGGTCCATATTGCTGGGGAAAATGGGAGGAGAACTCATACGTCTTCAGGACGGGGTCCTGCATAACGGTCACTTGACCGAGTCCTTGGACGGTTACCGTCTCGTTCGCCGAGCCGGACGTCACCTTAAGCTCGGAAGGAGTGACGGGCAGCCATAGCGATTCCGCTCCGTTGTTATACGTGAACCAGAACTCAACCGGCATAAACGCCCTCTCCTTCCGTCAGCAGATCCTCTTCCAGCATCCGCTTCAGCTTATCGATGAACCGGTTCTCGTCCGCTTCGTCATGAACATGCATCTCTCCGATCAGGTTCGCGATTTCCACCGACTTGGAATTGTTCACGGCGGCTCCCCCCGCTGCGCCATACGGCTGCAGCATCGAGGAGCGTTGATCGGCAGTGAGCTGTCCGCCCCGGTATTCATTCGCCTGCTCCGAGGTAAGCACCATCTCTCCTTGATGCAGCTGGGCGATATAACCGTTGAACGGCACCCGGTTAAGGCCGCTTCTATGGCTTCCGTGAACCGGTTGAACGGACATGTTGACGCTTGCTGTGCCCCCGAATATGTTTTTCACCGAGTCCCATATTTCCTGCACCGTCTGAACGAGCGTACCCCACATTTGCGTAAAGCCGTCAATGAGCCCGTTCATAAATTGCGTGCCGAAGGACATCGCCTGCTGCCCCAAGCCGTTCATGACGTCGTATACGATCCGTACGCCCCAGGCAAACGCCCCAACGATAATGCCCCACATGAGCGTGGTGAAATTGCCGATCGCTGCAAACACCGGTTGTATAACGCCCCAAATCGCGTTAAGCGTATTTGCCGCCCAGGCATACATCGACATGAAAGCATTCGCTACCGCACTCGCAACGGTGTGCCACGTCGAGATGAAGAAGGTCGCAATTGCCGACATCGTGCTTGTTGTGAAACTCCATATCGTCTGCATACCCGTCTGAATATATGCAATGGCAGTATGAAACGCCTTGATGGCCCCGGCCACGAATGCGTTGAATGTATTGACGAGATACGCTATGATCGCCGGTCCCGCCGCTTCGGCGAATGCGATAAACGAATCCCAGGATTGAATCGCGAATGCAATGACGGATTTCACCGTGGACACCGCCCACTGCTTGATCGCTTGCCCAGTCGTCGTGACAAAGCTCACCGCGCGGGCCAAGCCCCGTTGTATGGCGGCGATCGCCGCATTGAACGCATTCACCACATAGGTGGAAATCGCGCTCCACGCTGCTTGAATGCCCGACCATGCAGCCCGGGCCGTAGATACTACAAAGCCCGAAACGGCGCTCCAGACCTCTGAAATGACTTGCCAGACCGGCATTACCGCATCCTTCACCGTCTGATAAAAGCCGAGAAGTCCGGAGGCGTAACCGGCTACGAATTGTTTCGCGTAGCCGAGCGACTTCGCGGCGAACCCGCTGAGCAAAGCGCCTACTTTGCCGATCGCTCCAAACACTGCATTCCGGATCGTCTGGATCGCGCCCATATGATCGCCTGCCGCGCCCTGCCAAACGCCCTTGAATATACCGCGAAGCATTTCCATCGCCGCTTCGCCGATGCCGACAATCGTATCGAATGCAGCTGTAATTATGCCCCTAACCGTCCCGAAGGCGGACCTTACAGTGTTCGCGATAAAAGCGCCCGCGCCGGATACTATCTTCACCATGCCGTCCCATATGAGCGCATAGAAATTGAAAATCCTCGTCATGACGCCGGATACAATCGTCCATACATACTGGAACGCCGAGCTTACCGCCTGCCATGCCTGCGTCAGCAGCTCCGTTGTGACAGCCACAATATCGCTCCACGTCTGTGTCAGCCATGCCGACAGCTCTTGACCTAACTGAGTAACGGTTTGGACAAGCTTATTCCAGCGCTCTATCGTCCCTGTCACTAAACGATTCACGAACTGCTCAACGCCTGTAACGGCGTCCGACCAAAGCATGTGGATCCATGCGCCCAGGTCAGAGAACAGCTGCTTCGTATCTTCGACGAACTGCTTGATCGATTTGACGAAGCCCTGATAAGCAGCCACAATCCAAGCGATAGCCGCTTTCGTCTTATCTTGAATGCCGAACCAGTTGCCCGTCCATGCCGCGGTGAGCAACCCGATCGCGGCGACGATCCAGAAGATCGGATTCGCCAGCAAACCGATGAACACGCCGATCCCGGAGATTATCGAGGCAACGGTCGAAATGACGGTGAATGCGGCGAAGGCCGCAACCAGTCCGTTCAAGATCGGCCTTAGCGTCTCGAAGTTGGCACTGACCCAGTCGAGCGCCTTCTCCAGCCAGCCGAACACCGGCCCCAGGACATCCGCCATCCACAAGAAGCTCTTGACGAGCACGTCGACCGTCTTCGCCGCTATATCCTCCAGCTTCTTGAAGCCGCCGTTGTTCAGCCATTTCACGAGCCGCTGCATAATCGGCTTCACCTGCTCCAGCGCGGCGACGCCGGCGTTCGCCAGCGACATCTTCATGCCTTCGTTCATAATTTCCCACATGCCGTTGGCCGAAGCGTTCAGCTTATCGCCGCCACCCTTGAACCACTTGTCGGCATCCTGCAGAAACTTGTTCCAGCCGCCGCCTTTGAACTCGAAGCCGAATTCCTGAAGCTTCTTGTAATCTTTGTCCTTGGCGGCTTCGATCGCTTCCATCGCTTCCGATACCGACTTGCCGGGATTGAAAGCGGCCATGTCCTCGGCCAGCTTGACGAGCTGCATCGCCTTGGCCGTGTCGCCCTTCGTCAGCTTGACCGCGATCATGCCACCCTCCATCACCTTGTCGGCGGAAAAGGCGGTCGTCTGTGCGTTTTCCCGAAGGGCCTTCCAATAATCGTCGAACTTCTTCTGCAGGTCCGCGGCGCTTGCCGGCCTTCCCTTGCCCTTGCCCCCTTTGCCGCCCTTCGGCGGCTGCAGCTTGCTCATGGCAAAGTCGAAGCCGATCTTGCCCGACTCCAAGTCGGCCGCCGCGCCGACGGTAGCCGTGCCGAAACTCTTCAACTTCTCCGACACGCCGCCGAACACATCCTGCATCTCCTTGAGGTGATCGCCCCACGTCGGCTTCTTCTCTTCCTGCGCCGGGGCGGCTGGTTTAGCCGGCGTCTTCTTGCCGAACATCGCCTTCATCGCCAGCTTGCCTATGCCCATCTTGGCAGCCGACTTGAAACTGTTCTTAAATACGGAAGCGCCTTTCTTCCTAGCGCCTTTCATAATGACCGCTCTGCCCAGCATGGATGCGGCCACTGGCACCGCCATACGCGATCGCCTCCTTCCCCGATGCGCGGCGGAGCCTACTTCCGTCTCTGCGCGCGATCGGCTTTCCGCTCCGCATCCATCTCGATGAATTCGGAGGCGTAAATGAACGCTTTGTGGTAATCATCCATGTTGTACAGCTCCTGAGGGGCAAGATGATGCTTCTGCCACACCCGGTGGGAGATGAGCGCATGGTAATCGCCACCGCGTATTAGTTTTTTGCTTCGTCCACCAGTTCTTCGAAGTCCGTATCGAAGCCGTTCACCCGCTGTACCGCTTGAATAAGCTCGGCGTACTCGCCGCCGACGTTCAATATTTCCTTCACCAGGTCGCAAGGGTCGACGATACCGTAGCTGCCTAGCAGCTCCTGGTCGCGGAAGTTGGGATAGATCGTCGTTTCGACGGCCAGCCTGCAGGCGAACCGTTTCCAATCGACCTCCTCGCCGACCTTCTTGCCTTTCTTGAACTGTGGCACCGTGCACTCGTCCTGCAGGTCCTCGATCCGTTTCGTATCGACCGCCTTCAATTGAAACGGAATCGGGTTGCCCTCGTCATCCGCGTAGCGCCTCGATACGACGACCTCCTCGATTACCGCTTGCTTCGCTTTCCCTTTCATGAACACGTCCATCGTTTTTGTTGCCGTTGTCATGCTTCGCTCCTCCTTCGTCTGCTATTTATTCAAAGCCGTCCTTCAAAGCTTCCGGAATCTCCGCTCCTTCGAACGTAAACGGAATTTCCTCCTCAAGCGCCTCGGCCTCCACGTTGAACTGGCCGATTTTCACCGAATCGATATTGCAGTTGAGCAGCGTTATCCGCTCCGTGCCGCGTCCCGAGCCCGGATCGTCGAGCACGCCCTGCAGCGTGAAATAGACGTCCTTGCCGGTCGTCGCATATTCAAGCAGCATCTTCGAGAACTTCGTCGTCACCTTGTACAGCGTCAACGTCCCCGTGCCGCTGAGACTGGTCGTCTTCTTGCCGAGCCAGCGGTTGCCGAGAATGGCGACGTCGACCTTGTTCTTCTCGATCGTTGCCTCGAACGATTTGGCGTAGCCGATCTCATCGCTGTCGATGAAAAGTCTCGCCTCCCGTCCGTTAATCGTATTGTCCGCACGAAATTTAGCCATCGATTATCGCACCTCCACCGTAAAGAAAAATTTCTCCATGCTGTCAACCGGCTGCACGCCCAGATTGACATATACCTCGTCGCCGACCGAACGGGCCGGATCGATCTCGAAATCTTTGATGAAATCAACGTTCTGGATTGCGCCGGCGTCCTGCAGGTCGCGCAAATATTGATTGGCGGCAGCCTTCAGCAGCGCGTGCCCGTCGGCGTTGTTGTCGATCTTGCCGATATAGCTGTCGTTCGCTACTCGGGCGAAGTCGTTGGCGATCGCGTCCAATACGCGTACGACGCGGTTCTTCGAGAAACGGCCGTTGCGCGTCTGCGAATAGGAGACGAGGGAGTTAATATCCTGCTCGACTTTAACCTTTACGCCGTCGTGGACGAATACGAACTGCCCTTTCTTAAGCGCATCGATCACTTGGCTGTTCTTGAGGCGCGGGTTCGCGTCAACCGCCCCTTCGTAAGCGCTGTACGTATTCGATTGAATGATCGATGCCCCCGCCGTAGCACCTGCCACCCAAGCGACCGCATCGGTCGTTCCGAGCGCCGTGCCGTCCAGCAACACGACGCCATTGCCAACGCTGACGATGCCTTCGTAATCGGCAATGTTTTGGAAAGCGCCGTTGTTTAGCGAGCCCGCGATAACGCCTTGAATTTTTTTGCCTTCCTCCTCGCGCATCCGCTTGATAAACGAGATGAAGGAGATTTTAAGACTCGCATCCTCAAACGGATAAGCGATCACTTCAAAATGCTGCGTCTCCGTCGCTTCCAAATAAGCGGTATGATCCTCTCCGATCGCTTTTCCGTCCGTGCCGCCGACCAGCAGAGTTCCCGCCGTCTTATCGACCGTGCCCGTACCCGAGAACTTCACCCAAGCGTTGGCCGCAAGCTCGGATGCCGAGACGACAAGCTGCTGGTGGACGACGCGGCCGCTGACGAGCGTCTTGACGAGCTTCTTGGCCTCGCCGGACGGATCGTCCTCGGACGTCACGGAAATATCGTTGCCTCTTGTGCCCGTATGTATGGCGGTTACGGTCGTCACGTTCGCATCCGTGCCGAATGTCGCCTTAGCCTTATCGCCTCCGTTAAGCCTATAAATAAGCAGCGTCTTCGCGCGCTTCTTCGCTTCCCGAACCTTCGTTACCTTCGGGTCGTTAATGTCGTAACCAAGAAGCTCCAATACATCGCTGTCCTTTTCGATCTTCAGAAACGTATGCGATGCTCCCCAGCTAAGCTCGAGCGGCATCGTAACCGTACCGCGATCGCCCGATTTGATCCGCTCCAGCGCCGCGATCTTGAAATTCATATATAAGCCCGGTCTTACCTTCTCCACGCCTTGAATCCATGTTCCTCCAGCCATCTCAGTGGACCTCCCTTTGCAAATATGCCGCGATCAGCGATTTCGCTTCCGCGATCGTTAGCTCCCGTGCTTCCGTTCCGTACAAAGCGCCGTCGACAACCTCGGGATTGACTTGAAACAGTTGCAGCGAGTTCCGGCGCAAGCTCGCTGCGGAATAACGCGTCTCCGCCGCATCGGCAGACGGCTTACCCGCGATCTCCGCGCTTGCCGCGGCTTCCGCCTGCGCTGCCTGCTGGACATCGCTTTTTTTCGGTCTAGGCATCGCTTTTCACCCTTTCGACAATCGTTAATTGATTCACTTTCTGATACGTCTCGCGTTCGTAGCTAAGCTGCCTGCTCCATACAAGCGTTAGATTTGCCTCGCCTGCGCCGGCCATCTGCAGCTCCAACTGGTCGATTCGGATGAAGTCGCCAGTTGCCGCACCTCCTTCACCGAGAAGCGGAATGCGGTAGCGGGGGAAGCGTATGCCGTCCGCAATGCTTTCCGCAGCCGCGAAAGCCAAGCTGTCGGTTTCCTGAAAGATTCTCACGACCAGCGTATAGGTTTTGCGGAACGACGACGTTACCGTTCCAGGACTATCCACGATACGCGGCGGTGGAAAGGCCAAGGCAGGGATCGTCTTCTGTTCGGGAACGTCGCCGATATAGACCTGCGCGCTGACAAGCTCCCCGCAGAAGGCCGCGATTGAAACGATGTCTGCTAACAA